CGTTTTCCTCGCACCACTTTCGGCAATCCGCCTCTGTCCAACCTGCCTCCACAAGAGGGCTTCGTTTTTTACCGGATAGGACATGAAAGCGGCTCGGTTCATCGACGGCAATCCCTATATACTGTATAGCGTCTTTTTGTACAACAGATGATAAAATATTCTGTTTCAGGCGGCTGTTGCACCACGGCCCTCTCTGGTAGGGCCATCCGTAGATTTCTCCTGGACGCTTTTCCCCGCCCAGAACTCGGTAAAATGTCTGCTCATAGGTGAGTTTCTCCTTGACGTGTTCCACTTCAATGCCCCAGCGCTCTTTGATAACGGCATCCATATGGGCCTTAAACTCCACCATCGGCGGCAGGTCTGCGGGAATGGTGTCAGTGGCCCATACCTCAGCATGCACAATACGGTCAAGGGGCCAGCCCAGTTGCTCTATCGCGCCAAGGCATGCAAGGCTGTCTTTTCCGTAACTCAGAGATAAAATATACTCTCCCATTTCCACCTTGTGCTCACACTGCCACCTTTCGCATCAATTCTGCCATGGTAACAAGTTTTTGTCCGCACCATTCCGGCAAATTCGCCCGTACCATTGCCTCTGCGATAGGTGGGCACACTGCATTTCCACATCGGGCTACCTGTTTGGCCTTGCCATATTCATTTCCAAGATAATCCCTCTCAATGATGTAATCTGGCGGGAACCCCATGGCGCTGTACAGTTCGCGCGGCGTCAACATCCGCAGCAAAATATCTGCAATGTAGTAATGCACGCCGCCGAATTCCAGCAGCAATACCTCGTCCTCTTTCAACGCATAACCACAGTGTTGGTTCAGCAGTTTGCGGATTTCTGGCCAGTGCTCTAGGTTAGGGTTGTCCGTCTTGCTCAGTGATACACGGCAGACCGCGAACTCTCCGCCGCCTGCTGTGATGGTACGCAGCGGCCTGTTCGGATTCTGCCCTATGTCTTGTCCCTTAAACTCAACGATGTGGCCGCACGCCAGGGCCTCCCGGTCGTGGCTCGTTACGGTGTGCATGGGAGCCCGCACATCAATCGGGCGGCCGTTCCCGAAATATTCCACAAGCTGCGCTGTCGTAAGTCCATATCGGTTGGAGGCATCCACAGTTGGCAGAGGCAGGCTCACGCCGTTTGCCCGTACATGTTCCGTCTGTTCTGTGTGATACTGTATCAGGCTGGCAGCAGTAAGACACGTCTCCTGTTTTGTCACTCCGGTTGGTGCAGGCTCCCGCACATCCCGGATTCGGTCTCCACCGCCTGTCTGCCCAATACTCATCAAGTTAGCCGATGCCAGGATTTGGCCTCCGGCTGTGCGTATGGTATGTATCGGCATGCTTATATCTGCCCCGACACTCCCTCCGGTATTGCTAATAGTAATCGGCGAAAGTATAGGGTTACAGATTCCGCTTGAGTGCTTTCCTGTGATGGTGGATAGAGGCTCTGTATCTTCCCGGACATGCCCATCCCCGCCATGGTTACACTCCACAATAAATGGTTGCCCGCTGCGGATGGTGAACTTATCCACGCCCCGGATAATCCGCCGCATTGTGTTTGCCGCCAGAGGCCGCACAGCGTTCACTCCGTACTTTTCTTTCAGTTCCCGCTTGCTGGCAAACACGGAGTAGCACGGCACACTCCAGTCGATGATTTCTGCGGCGCTCCGCCAAGGCAGCAGCCGCCCAGTCCGCACATCTTCACTGTCCCGCGGCGCATGCGTCCGTACCGGCCATACAATGGGCTGCCCATCACAGCGTGCCACCAACACAAAACGTTTGCGTGTAGTTGGCGCGCCTAAATCAGCCGCCACGATTTCCCGATGTTCCACGTCATAGCCCAACGCCACAAGCTGTCGTTTCCACTGTTGGAACGTCTGACCGGCTTTTTTCTTTATGGGTTTCCCTTTGCGTACAGGCCCCCAAGTCACAAATTCTTCCACATTTTCAAGAATAATCACACGCGGGCGTACTGTACCCGCCCAGCGCAGCACAATCCATGCAAGCCCTCTGATATTCCGATTCACAAGCGCCGCACCTTTGGCTTTTGAAAAATGCTTACAGTCCGGCGAAAACCATGCCAACCCAACCGGGCGGCCCCTGCATACCTTTTCCGGGTCAACATCCCATACGTTTGCCTGCAAGTGTTCCGTGTATGGATGGTTGGTTTTATGCATCAGAATGGCATCTGGGTCATGGTTGATGGCGATCGCCACCGGTTTGCCCGCCGCCAACTCCATGCCTGTGGAAGCCCCACCGCCGCCGGCAAAGTTATCCACTATGATTTCATCAAAAAGGTTTATCTGTCCTGCTTTTTCTTGCTGTCCCATTTTTTACTCCTTTCACGGCCTGCCGGATACCCAGCAGGCGATAGCGGCCACCACCGCCAGCCCGAGGATAAGCACCAAAGCACTCATTCGCCGGGCGCCTCCTGCCAATATTCCACATAGGATGCCTTGGCAGTTTTGCCTCCGGGGCGATTAGCGCGCCCCTGGCGCACTGTATACCCGTTCCGCACAAGGATGACGGTTACTGCGTCTCGGTCGGCAGGGGAATTGATCCATAGCCTTTTGCGTTCCATGCCAGCACCTCCTTCATCGCACGCCCATCTTTCGGCGGCCGCATCACATTCAGTTCTTTCGCCCGGAATGTCTCACAGTATAGGGCCTTTCCGCTGTCAGACATGCACAATACGGTGGCCCAATGCCCAACCGGATGGATATACACAACGATGCCGGTGTGGGGGATGCGGGCCTGCATCAGTGCGACATCCTCCGGATCCATCCTGCTTTTTGCCCCGTTTTCTTTCCGGGTGATATGTACAAAATCGCCAACTTTCACTTTTTGCTCTCCTTCACTTGTTCTTCTCTTGGGGCGTCCTCGCCCGTGATGCATACTACCAGCCGGGCAGGGGAGCCCCAGCGTTTGACGATGTGTGCATCGTATATGCTGGCATCGTCGCCGTAGGCAACGCCGTTAAGCGCGTCGCACAATGCTTTGCCGATATTGTCCCAATCGGGTTTGCAGGTCGGCGGGGTGACATTCTGCGTGCATAGCAGCCTTTTGTTTTTGGAGTAGCTTTTCGGCACCTCAAAAAAGGCTACACCCTGTATTTTTACGGGGCCGGAAAGGCGGACGCCTTGAAACCTTTCGAGCCAGCATTGCCGTATCCAGTTTTCGTAAAG